AACAATATGTTCAAGCACAACGTAGTTGACATCCCAGATGTTGAAACGTTTCCCCGCCACGTCCACGCCCGCCGGAGTGAACTCGCCTTTCAGGATTGCCTTGGTGGCGGGTTCCGGCGACAATCCCCGGTCTTTCGCGATTAATGTCAAAAACTCCCGCGCGGCGGTACTGCCGTACGAATTCTTTATCAGATATTCCAGCTCAATATACAAAATCTGGAATTCGATGGCCGTCGGGCTGTGCGTGTCATAAATGACGGAACCCGGCCTCTTGTCCATCTTATCCGGTACCCGGTTCAGCATCCGTTCCAGTATGGTCTCGTAAGTTTCCCCTTCGTACATTTAAACGCTTACCTCCTTTTCCGCCCTGATTGCCCCGAAAACGGTATGCACCGTGAACGAGACGTGAACCGTCCCCTTCGTTCCGAGGTCAAACTCGAAATCCGTCACCTTGCTGATTCTCGTGTCAACAAGCAACGCCTCCGTAATCCTGCGTTCCAGTTCCGGGCAGACGTACGTGACCGGCTCCCCGTACAAATCCATGGTCTCGATGCCGTACCACCACGGGTACATGACGTACTGGTAACGCTCCGTGTTTAACACCTTGAACACGGCCTGCCGCATCGCCTCCTGGTTGTCCGCGATTCCCCGGACGACGCCGTCTTCCAGATTCATCTTATAAGTCAGGCTTGGTTGTTCCTCGATTTCAAAGTCCTGGTCTAAGAAACCAATCGTCGAAGGAATCATGTCGCACCCCCTACCCGGTCAAGCACGAGGAACCTCTGCCCTTCCTGCCGCCTCACCAGAATCACCTTGTCACCGACAACCAAGCCGTTATGGACGGTGACCGTTTTCCTTCCCGTGATACTGTGCGCATGGACAAGGCTGCTTTGACCCGTAGTCAAATTGATGGCATCCCCCGCCCCGTCCTCCCCGCTTACGGTATGGGCGTGTGTGCCGAGGCTGCCCGCGGTCTCCCATTCCACGGTGACCGCGATGTCATGGTCCGTCACGTTGCGTGACAGCACCAGTTGCTTCTCCCCTAACGTCATCTTCTGCTCGACATTGATTCTTAACGGCGCCACGCCCACCACCTTGCCAAAATATACGTTGACCGGCTTTGTGGCTCTGACCGCCTCGACGGCCGCCCTTTTCAATGCCTCCACCAGTCCGTTTGCATCAGCCAACAAACTCACCTCCCCTAAGTGTCAAGTCCATCCAATGCTCGCCCTCCTTGTACGTGTGCGTACACTTTTCCACGAGCATCCAGTTTTTTAGTTTTACGTCCCCTAAACTTAAGTTGACCACGACCATCGAGCCAGCCCTGACCCGGTTGTCACCGATGGCGTTCGTGATTTTCAAATTCCTCGTCTTCTTGTTGTACAGTTTCAGCAAGGCCTCCGCTTTCGCCTGGCCGTTCTCGCCCTTCTGCAGCGTGTCGAAATACTGGAGGATCCCCCACTTGTTGATGTTGGATGAATCTTGCGTGACAAACACCTCCCTGCGGCCGGTCTCGTCATTGTCATAAGTCAGCTTGACCTTGTTGTATGTGCCGTCATCAATCGACGAGGTATAATCAAAATTCTCGCCCGTCTCCTCGTCAATCACCAGGTACGCTCCCGGAACGCCGACATACATGGACGGCAGGCTTTTCAACGACAACTTCCCAAAATCGTCAAACAGGACGTACATCTGCCCGCCATTGGTCAGCGTCAGGTCAAGGGCATTCGCAATCATTTCAAAGAGCGACGTGTTTTCCTCCACTCTCGACTCGATGACGAACCCGGTATCCTCCAACATGCCCACGTTCAACTGGTAGTCGTCCGCTATCATTTTCACGAATTGGGCGGCTGTCTTTCCCTCGTATAACAAAGTGTCCTTGTTCTTAAGGTACCGCAGCTGGTCGTAGGCCGTGACCGTGACAATCCGGTCTTTCGAACGCTGCTGCTTGAACACGAACCCGAAAAACACGTTGTCACCGTCCACCTTCATCCTCACCGGGCTGCCCTCGGAAAATTCCAGCGCGTCATCGGCCAGCACGTTGAACGTCAGCTTTCCCGGCGTGTCCTTGCGCTCCGTCGCCCACTCGATGCCCTCTTCCACCGCCGGAAGGTACGCCCTCTCGCCCGTTTCGTCCCCTATCAGAAGTTCCACTTCCAAACCATGCACCCCGCTTCCTACGCCGCCGGGATGGTCAGCACCTGCCCCGGGTGAATCAGGTTCGGGTTGCCGCCGATGACTCCCCGGTTCGCGTCATAAATGACCGTGTAGCGAGCCCCGTTCCCGTAAAACCGTTTCGCGATGTTCCACAAACAGTCGCCCCTCACGACCGTGTAGGTCTGCGGGGCGGGCGGGGCCGGGGAATTGTTCGCCTCCCGTTTCGGTTCGAGCCGTGCCTTGGGCTTCGACTCCGCGACCTTGATGTTCACGGTCTTCGTCCCGTAATCCCGCCATTGCTTCAAGTTAAACTTCACCTTGAAGTCAAACCCGTTCTTGGCATCCTCCGTGACCTTGTATTCTTCCAACGAAACCTTGATGTTCGTGTTCAACAACTGTTTCCCGTCCGGCATCCTCCGGCACACGATAAGCTGGAACGGCTTTTTCCCCGTCTTCAATCCCTCGAAAATGTCAAGGAAATACCCCGCTCCCTTGAACCCCGACTTGTAAACCGCGTAAGGCTGCCGCACTTGCGGAACTTCGCATTCAAATTCGATGTCTGTCAGACCCGCGTTCTTCAGGACGTTGATTTCGCCCTCGTTGATGAGCTTCACCGTCTTGTTCGCGTTGTTAATCTTTATCTGGATCTTGTCCGGGGTGACGGGCAGTAAGCAGTCCTTCAAGTATACGTCATATCCGCCTTTCGCCATTTACTCGTGCACCCCTTCCGTCATGTTGTCAATCGTCTCGTTGACCGAGTCCGTCAGCTTTTCCATGAACCCGTCAATGTCATCGCCACTGTTGATGGTATTTTGCATTCCCGACTGGTCGATATGGATTTCGGCCACCGTGTAGCGGTTCACCGCCTCCTGCTCCGCGATGTCGCGCAAGTATTTCAAATCCTCCTGCGTCACGTCCAGCGCGTCCCGGATGCCTGCGGTATCCCCCGCGACCTTGCCGAGGTTGTCCCCGATGCCGGAATTTGCCAGCGCGTCGCCAAGGCCGGACGAATAGTCGCCGAACCCCGCCGTGTAGTCGTCCACGTTCGGCACGTCCGCCTGCCCGAACAAGTCCGCCAGGCTGAAATTGCCGACCGCCTCCGAAATGCCGTCACCCCAGGACGACCACTTGTCGAACGTGGCCCCGTAATCTATCCTGTCAAGCATGTAATCGGCAGGGTTCAGAAGCTCCGCCCTTTCCCCGCCCGCATTTTCGACCGTCGCGTTAATCTCCGCCTGGATTTTGCCCTGGAACTGCGACACCGCCCCGGCCAGGTTGGACCCGAACAGCGCGTCCAGCATCGCCGCCGCCTTGCTTACCACGCTGACGATGAAATTGAACAGCGACAGCATGACCGCCTTGATGGCCGCCACCGGGTCGTTGAAGAGTATCCCGAACGCGGCCGCGAAGTTCGCGCCCATGTTGTAAAAATTCACGATCCAGGTGATGACCGTGTTAATCAGCCCGATAACCTGGTTGAGGATGAACGACACCGCCACGGCGACCACGCCGCAGATAAGCCCGAACCCGGACTGGGTCACCCCGGTCATTTTCGCAATCGCGCCGCATACCGCGAGGATGACGGAAACCAGGGCGATGATAAGCAGGATAATCCATAAGATGGGACACGCGTACATCGCCGAATTCAATCCCATCTGTGCCGTCGTCTGCGCCCATGTGGCACCCGTCGCTATCATGGTGGCCGCCGCCACCAGGCCTTTCCCGACCGCCATCGCCGCGCCTCCCGCGGCCGCCGCGAGTTCAAGCCCGTTCACGATGGCAAGGTACGCCGCGTACACCGCCAGCGCGCCGACAATCCCATAGACAATCGGGCCGACAATTGCCCAGTTGTCCGCCGCGAAACTGCCCACGACCCCTATCATGTCAAAAACGTTCAGCACGGCGTTCGATACCGCCGCCATCGTCTCGACCGCGCCGTCCGCGAACGCCTGGAACGCCTCGCTGTTGGCGATGTCGTTCAGCCGCTGGAGCACCGGCTGGAACGCGACCAGCGCGGTGTTCTGCATGGACTGCCAGACCTGCCCCCAGGTCATGGGCATCTGTTCGAATTTCGCGTTGATATCATCCGCGCTCGCGAAGACCGCCGCCTTGACAACATCCGCGGACAGTTCCCCCTCCGATGCCATTTCACGAATCTGCCCGATGGGAACGTCCAGGTAGTCCGCGATGGACTGGATCAGGTTCGGGGCCTGCTCGAAAATACTGTTCAGTTCGTCACCGCGCAGCACGCCCGACCCCAATGCCTGGGAAAGCTGCAGCATGGCGTTCGACGCTTCCTGGGTTCCCGCCCCGGCGATGGTCATCTGCTTCTGAACCAAATCCGCGAACGCGACCACTTCCTCCGAACTGCCAAACGCGTCCCTCGCGTTGTTCCCGAACCGGGCGACCACGCCCGCCATGTCGGCAAAGGAACCACGGGCATCCTGCGCCGCCGCGTAAACCATGTTCATTAGTTCCTGCGTGCTCTGCAATCCGTCGTTCATCATGTCCAGGCGCGACATGGTCAGCGTGAGTTCGTCCGATATCTCCAACGCCTTCCCCGCGCCCCGGATGCCCGCGTACGCCATGGCGGCATACTTCACCATGTTGGCCAGTCCGTTCGCCTGCTCCGTCCCGTCCTGAACCCTCTGGTTGAACTCTTCCTGCCGGTACGTGTTGTCACGGATGTAAAACCCCGTTCTATTGACCTTGTCGGCCAACTGCTCATAGCCGTCGACCGCCGGGTCTGGCACGGCCTGGTCGTTCATCGCGGCAGTCATCTCGTGGAGCGCCGCGGCGGTTTGGTTGATTTCATCCCTCACCCCGTCAATCCCGCTTGTGTCGATGTCCGCGCTCATGCTCTGCTGCATGTCGTACATCGCGGACACCGCCATGTTGACCGAGTTGACGATGCCGTTGAGCACCGCGCTGAACTGGTCGTTAAGTTGTATCCCCGTCTGGATGGATGCCATGCCGCCACCGCCTTTCCTAATGCTTCATCCTCGCCCTGCTCTCCGCCTTTTGTTTTTCCTTCCGGTCGTTCTTCGCCTTGATGTCAATCGCGGCTATCACGAACGCCTTTTCCCGCTCGTCCATCGCGAGGAACACGGACGGCAGGATGTATAACTTGTGGAGGGCGTAATAGGCGTAACTCGCCTCGTCGTCGTCCCCCTCAATCAGTTTTTTGCATCTTCCACCTTGTCGGCAAGCCCTTCGGAAAACCCCTGGAACTTCTGCATCCAGGCGGTAAAGTTCGTGTACTCCCCGGCATCGTCCACCATCGCGTACAAAAGCTCCTCCGGGGTCACGGCACCATAGGAGTCCTGTAGCTCCGCGTCGCGAAGGTCGGGGTACACCGTGGCCGCCGTAATCATTTTGGCGATGTATTTCGACGTGTTGACCCTCGGGAGGTACTGGTTCGGCTTGCCCTTGACCTGCACCTCGTACGTGCAGGAATCGCGGATTTCCTCGTTCTCCTTTGACGTAATTTTTCGAAATTCCCATTCAAGCGGCTTTCCGTGCTCGTCCTTCAACGAGCTCGTGGGAGCGTATTTCTCGTTCGGCCTCGTTTCCTTGTTGGCCTTCATGAACAGACTGAATTTTGACATTTCCACTTATCTCCTTTCCCCGCCGCCTAATTCGCGGCGAACCCGTCCATTTCCTTGAATTTCTCCGGCACGTCGAAGCTTTCGAACGTCCCGGAAAGTTCCTCGTCCAGCAGCTCCTCGCCGGCCTGGAACTTCGCCAGCGTGAACGACTCACAGAGGCATCCATAAAGGACGATGGTCTGCCGTCCGACCGTGCTCCCCGGATCCTCGTTGCTCACCTTGATTGTGAACGGCGGCATCTC